CGCGAACGGGTCCACAGATGGGACGGTCTCCATAGAATCATCAAGAACAGACTTAACGAGTGCATACATATGACGTTCTTCCCAAGGGAGATGTTTAACATCCCTCTGAAGATCGTACATCTGTCGTGCATAACCGTCAAGTGTTACCTGACTTTCCCATGGATAGTTCAGAATAACATTTGGTTTTGGCTTTCTCATAAGAAGATCCGATAAATGGTGTCTAAGTTGATCTAAGACATCACTCCTCACAAGACTATCTTCATAGTCATAATCCTTTATAGAAAATAAAGAATTAAGACCATGAGTCCAAGAGGAACCGATCTTCGTGATAGAACCTATCGTTACTTTCACGTTTGATTCTCAAGACCTCATCGCACTACTATACTTAGTAGCAGCAAGAGCTCTAAAGAACCTCGATCCTGTAAGAAGATTATCAAGCGAGCTGATTGACGGATAAACCGCCGACAGCCCACTCTTCGAAGGGACGATTCCAAAAGGACCTAAAACCGATCATTTGTAACCTTCCACCTGACTTTTACGTACAGTTGGAACGGTTTGAAACATCGAGTTTAAAAGATCTTCTGTAAGGGGAAATCCCTTTTCATGAAGGTCGTAAAGCAATGAGGGAATACCCTTATTAGACTTTACGGCCACAAGAAGATTCTTAGGACCTAGCGGAGTAACCTCACCATCCAAACAAACTAGTCTCTTAGCGAACTCGAAAGAGTGCTCAGAAACCAGCGATTTAGATAGGTTGATATCAACACCGAGCTCATTAGTCATAAGGGAATGATAAGCTTTAGCCACCGATGTATTAGCAATGACAATATCGTCACCAAGTAATGCATAGTGATTAAAATTTGACTCCCCAACTCTGTTTGCTGCTATCTGAACCACAACGTGGTGAGTAACAGCAAGCATAGCTCATGAACTAAGAGCTCCCATTGGTTGACCCACACTATATCGTAGGCGTTGCAACTGAGATGGACCTTGTTTAAGGATTCAATCTCTTTCGACCAACAACGATTTCCAAAGGGAAGCATATCTCTCACCAAGGAGAAGAGATAATACTTGCTCTTGTAAATCGATTGGTAATCGATCAGTTGCAGCGCTTAGGTCATATGAGTAGAAGGTTTGCCCTCTAATACATCCTTCTGAATGTAAAGTTCTTAATCTATCTAGTGGTCCACTTTGATTATGAGTACCATCCATTGGTATCGTTTTCAAAATGGAGAACAAAGATAGATGCAAGGGCTTCATAACAGATTGAGTAATAGAGTCTGTAATAGCAAACACTCTAGCTTTACCGGCTGCTTCTTCCTTTATAGCAAGACGTCCTAAATATAGATTAGAAGTATCGCACTCTGGTAAGAGTTCGAACTCCTTTTCCAATATCTGAGCGAACCGCTCACCTCCCTGATGAAAGGATATAAATTCCATTAATTTCGGAAGGAGAGGGCTAGAACGCCAAGCAAGGATATCATGAACGATACCTTGCATTGCTATAGGTGAATTAGGTCCGGCCTTTGTACTAAGAACCAAAGAAATCTCAGAAGATAAAGTTCCAAGGTTTAATCCCCGGAATAATACTAGAGACTTCATAAGTTCATACTTAGGAAGGGTAGATGTATGACCTTTAAAAGGGTCAGTAATCGTACCTAACTTAAGCGTGCAATTAACATGAATTACACGGTACAAGGAAGCCATAGTAAGGACTGCCCTAATGGTATTCTTATCCCCGGATCGAATTAACGACCGCAGTGGACCAGGTATCACTTTAGGCAGGCCTCCTGCTAGGGCAACCGGCATTACGTCAGTCACGTAAATTGGGTTACCACTCACATAATGTTGAATGACTCGAACACATTCTTTAAGATATTTAACCAGCCATTCGGCTCCGTTAGATCTCCATAATCGAATGATTCTTGCCATAAAACGCTTATATGAAGCTGGCTCCAACCCGAGAGACCAAGTTAATAATCGTACTCAAGCCGGAAACATTACAATAGTAATGTAACCAACAGAGTCGACCTTACTCATTGATAATCTTTTGGTTGAAGTTGTCTTTGTCATGGTTTATTTAATAAATAATTGTTAAATGGATCATGCCGAAGATACTCAACGGAAAGCATCAACAATGACCCCAGTTATTCTTTGGCTTGAATAACCTTAGGACTTGCTTGATCAGCATCCTGTGGGGGGGCTACGTCATCAAAAGGATCAAAGGATCCCCAATGACCAGTCTACTAGCTTTACACACGTTCCAAGAGACGTCAATTCTTGAAAGTGTTTAACACTTGCACAACTGATCATTG